ACTACCCCGTTTATGTAATTTAGAAAAACTAAATTCCTTTTTGTTTTTTGAAAGTTGTTAAGGTTTTCAAAAGTAAAAAACGGGAATAATGCAGAATGGCTACCATCCGATAAGATGTCTAAAATAATTGTACATCCGTTTATATTATTACCTCCTGAATTTAGTACAAATGTTGCATCTGCAGATAAAGTAATTTGTTGATAAATCTTACTTCTATCAAAAGTCAAACTAATAGTTCCCGAAGTTGAGCCAAGTGATGTTGACAGGGGTGGAACTAAACTTAATATATGTGGATCTCCTATCATATCTTAATATATTTTCCAGTTAGTACCGTTTGAAACAAATTCATAAGCATCACCATTAAAACTTATGTTCACATTTACGGTGGTTCCACCTGTGCAAACCACCGTAACAACTCCACTACCATTGTTTAATATTTTATGAGTTTCTGTTGCCACGCCAACTGCTGTTGGAAGGGTTATTGTCATTGTTCCCGTACATTCAATAAATTTATCTAAAGAGGTAGCCGTGTAGTTTGATGTCTTTATTAAATAGTTATATGTAACAACTCCATTTGCTGTTACCCATGATTGAGTCGCTAAAACTCCTCCATTGTTTGGGTCGAGGTAAAAGGTTCTACCAACAGTAGTACCATATATTACATCAGTACCATAAGCTCCAGCAAATTTTAATGAATTAGTAGCTCCAATTGTTAGTCCATTACTAAATGTCTTATTACCTCCTACTGTTTGCGCAGTTGTTAAATCAACATAAGAACCACCGCCTCCACCAGAAACAGTCCTCCAACTAAAAACACCCGCTGAATCAGCAAGGTATTTTATTGAGGTTCCCGAGTAAAGAGGGAAGAAAAATGTTTTTAGATTACCTGCCGTAACTCCCTTAGTAAAGCTGCCTTGTGCCAAAGGGATTATTTCTGAACCCGATAAATTATTTACAAGCGGTAATTGACTGATCTTTAGGTTTTGTGCTATGGAATTTAAGCTTATAAAAACCAATAAGTATTTAAAATATTTCACCATGGTCTGTATATATCTTTTAGGTTATAATTTGTTGGAAAATCATTATCATATTCATATGTCCTTGGTTGAACAAAACTTATAAAGTCGTTCTTCAAAATTCTTGTTTTCTTTTCAGATCCAAGTTTTTTATATATCGTTGTTCCAATTGTGTAAGTATCTTTTTCTAAAACATTGTAAAGCCTTACTATCATTTTATCTTTTAATATCCTAAACTTATCAACCTTACCTGCAAAAACATTGTCTGAACTGGGAAGTGAATATAATTCTTGGAAAGTGCGCATGCCTGACGGAGTTATCTTTCCATCTGCCCCAGTTATGTAATTAAAAAAGACTTGATAAATACACCATTGAATAATGTTCTTGTTGAAGTAATCGTACAATGCAAGTTCCTGAACAGTAAAATCAACTATCTCTTTAGTTTGCAAAGCGACAAGATCAGTCCACATTTCAAAAGACAATAGTTCATACATATCAATATTTAGGCAAGCATTTATCTCGGGATCTATTTCAAAATCTCGGGTTGCTGGCACGATAGGAACTAGTTTGCTATCAATTATTTGCTGTTTGGTTAGTAGTTTCATGATCCTGTTATCGGTTGAATATTTTCTATAACCTTTGGTGCTAAGCCAACTAGTGCCCTTATCTCATCTACACTCATGCTGTCTAATACTTTTGAAGCCATAAGAGGGCTAAGGCTATCTAATGCAGCTAATGTTTTTTCACTTTCATTAGGGATTGTTTTTTCTGAAGGAGCAAAGCCAGCTAAGTTCCTAATTTCATCTTTGGAAAGTGTTGCAAACATTTCAGGTGTAAAATATTTGATTGGAGTTGAAGAACTTATTATCCATTCGCCCTTACTGTCTGGCCATAGTTTTTTAAATATCCCCTGTATTATTGCTTGCTCTTTGTTTATGTTAAAATTGAAATAGGTAATTTCATCTACAATTTGTTTTGTGTCGCCTATTCCGCTTAATGCATCTATTTGTGCAAGTACAGGAGGTACGCCAGCCGATCTACATATTTTTTTAGCAATATCAACCCCTTTGGATGCATAATCTAAAGCATCACCAACAGGATTAAGGGGGGTCATTTTTGTTCCTATCTGCCTTTCTCCATTGCTTCTATTTTGAATATGTATAAATCCTCCAGCAGCTTCAGAGCCAGTCATACTTCTTAAGTCTCTATCAAATAAGTCCTTCTCAGAACTAAATGGGATTTCTTCTCCTTTTATATCTATTTGTAAGTCTGTTGAAAGTGGTGGAGTTTCGATAATGCCAGAACTAAAGAGACCATTAGCCACTTTATTTAATTCTATTTTTCCATACTCGGCTTCGGCTCGCATATAGGTGTAAGCAGAATATAAACCAGGAGTTGGATAAAATTCTTGACCAGGTTTTTTAGTATAAACAAAAAGCATTGTGCCTATTTGTTCGTTATACAGTTTTATTTGTCTTTTTAACTCATCTCCAACTAAATTTGGCTTTCTATTTTGATCATAAGGTAAGTATTCAACATCATCAGTTTGTCGCCAAACGCTTTGCCCTCGCCTACGTGGGTTTATTAAAAAATTACCGTTTATTTTTCTTGTTATATTTCCAATAGGAACACATCTAACGCTTGATATTTCACTTAAACTTGTAAGATTCTGTTTAATAATTAAAGCAAACCCTGCATGCAAGGCTTGATAAGATGCTATTTCAGCTAATAATTGATCTGCTGTCTGGTCAGGATTAGCCATAAATTCAGCATCATCTTTATTGACAAATCCATCTGCATAAATGAAATTTTCTCTCACCTCTACACACCTTCTTGCTGTTAAAGACCCGTAAACAAGCTCAATTAACTCTTGCGGAAAAGAACCACTTTTGCCCCATTGATATGTACCTCCAAAAGCCCTACTTTCAGTAACAGATACAAGACGATTTTGGACATCAAGTTTTTTGACTGTATCTACAAAGCCAAAGCGTAATTGATTCGACATTATTTATCTTGCTTTACTATTTCTTTTTTCTTAAAATATAAGTCTTGGTGTTGTTTGTGAAGCTTTTCAACATCTTCATCTGTAATTGTTTCGGGTGTATAAACATTACCTTCGTAGGCTATACTTAAAAAGTCCCGTACTACTTCGTATTTTTTTAATTTAGAATCAGGCATATCCATGTTTTTTTTTATGAAATATTTTAATAATTGGTAAGCATCCTCAAACCTATTTGGACAAGTATCACACACCGAGTTTACACCAAAAATCGACTTGCAAATACTTACAAGCCGATTTCTATTCTCTTCATTATATCCGTCTTTTATCAGCTTTTCAACATCATTTTTAGAGTAGGGCATCGAAATAAGCCTTATTTGTTCCTGATGCTGCTTTAAAGAATAATCCTGGATTATTGCTAATTCCCTTAAATACTAGAGTTGCATCTGTCTCATCACCTGAATTTCTTCCAGAAGGCAAGTTTGTAGTTTCTCTATGAAGCCCAGATAAATATGTTTGATCAGTTAACGAGTTGTTTATACCGATTACCTCATAATATCCGCTTTCATTTGTAGGAATAACAGCGATCAAATCTTTAGCTTTTGCTAAAGCCATAATTGCATTTAGATCTAAAGAACCATTATAGTCAAATCTAAGCGTAAGCTGAAGATCCCAGTTATTTGAGTTTGCCACCTGAGTTGCAACTTTTTCATAACCAAATTCAACGCCTTCCCACTTATAAGCTAATTTAGTAGCTGCTAATGTTACGGTTTCTAAATCTTGTGAGATACTATTAAAGCTTCCACCTGTTACGTCAGCCCTGTTTAAAAAATAAACAACATTACCGTAACCCGCTTCCCTTTTGCAGGGATTTGAAACCCTAGATGTTTGTAGTTTTGCTAAGCAAGCCATATTTTCAGTTTAAGCGATGTAAAGAATTTTTTGTGATAACGTCATTACACCAGCTGCTTGTGAAAAATCAGCACGAACACCAATTATGTGTGAGAACCTTTCTACTGGCCCTATGTCAATTGCATTTTCAGAATCAGTAAGACTATCAACTTGCCAAATGAAATCATCTGCATCGCCGAAGATCATAGTGTTTGGAGTTGGCATTGGAACAAAAACAATTTTCACACCTAAGTAATAATACTCTCCATTTACGAAAGTAAATTTATCCCTGTAAGTTTGTGAAATGTTGTTTTGATTTATGAACCTCATTACACTATATGGGGCATAGATATAACTATCTGCCATTTCTGTTGGATTATTCAAAACCGCGTCAGGAATCGCACTATATATTTTATCTATTTCTGCAATAATGTTTGTAGCGTTTAATGTAGTGCCTGGAATAACTATCGTTGCCAGTGCAGCTGCAGGTGAATAAGCAAGGTCAAGAATCATTTTAGAAATCACTCCATCTATACCTGCTGCATTAGCTGTTAACGCTGCAGCGTACGTTTTTTCTCCTGCGGTTGTATAGGCAGCATTTCCACCAGCAGCAATTGCCGTCTGTTGTGCAGCACTAATTCCACCCCAAAATAATTGTTCGTATTTTACTTGCAAATCACCAATAACACGGGCTAAAATAGCTTGATTTCCTTTATTGCTTTCAATGTTTAAAACACCAGCAGGCAAGTCTTTTGAAAACCATGTTTTACGAAAAATTTCGTTTGGATCATACTCGTCATATGCCGTAGTTTTTACATTTTTCACGACCTTGTCCCCAAACTTTAAATTTCCTGAAGGTGTTGGCCTGTTAGGAGTATAAGCTTGTAAGGTTAAACCACCAGTTAACTCAGTATAACTTTCTTGGTATTTTATACCAGGTACAAAGCGCACAAGTTTGTTAGTGATTGTTGGAGTACCAAATAATACATCAGTAAATATTTCTTCAAAGTGTTCACCAACGTATGTTGATGGAGTATAATTTAATGCCATTTTTTATAAGAATTTTACGGTTACGTTTTTATCGCCTTCTTTGTGTTTAATCGAATAGGCTTTACCTTCATAATAGTTTGGAAAATAAGTAGTGAACTTATCTACATCGAAATCTGAAATGCCACCTAAATGATATTCCCATTTCGCTTTCATTTCTTCTAGTGACAGTTTTACATCACCATCTTTTCCTACAGTATCAAGACCTAATTTCTCATCAATTTCACTTATCTTGTTTTGAAGATTTTCTGGGAAATTAGAAAGGTCTTTTTTTTCTGCTTCTGGTAAATTTGTTATCACAGGAGCGTTCTTTTGGTCGTTAGTTGCCATTTGTTAAAAAGTTTTTAAATTTATCACGGTCTGTTTTAGGTTCACCATCAAAAAGGTTTTTAGCCTCTGTTCCTTTTGCAGGGCTTTTGTCCCCTTGCAGTTCTTTTAATTTGTTTGAAACCTCTGCCATTTGGGATTTAAGTGTTTCAACTTCTAATTTCTCAGAGTTTTCTTTCTCTTTATCGCCTTCTTTAGATGCTTTTAAAGCTTCGTTCTCAGCTTTTAAGGCTTCAAATTCTTTAACTAACTGCTCATTTTTAGCATTCAAAGCAGCCTTTTCAGCTTCAAAATCAGGCTTAATTTCTGTTTCTGTAGCCTCGTTTTTAGGCTTTAGCATGTTTAATGCCTCCAAAACCTTATTTAACCACGTAGGTTCTTTATCTTCAATTATGTTTTCCATATTATTTTTGTTGTATATTAAATTGCATATGTTTAGTGCATCTTTTAAGCTTACATTCATTACCTGATTATCAACACCCACAAGAGATTCATCATTTGTTAATATTATTTCATCAATAAAGCCTGCTTTTAAAGCCTCTTTAGGGTTCAATCTTGTTTCAGTTCTCATCATTTCACGAACCTGACTAACTGATTTTTTTATTCTTGAAGCCATGATTACAGCTACACTATTATTGAAATACTCTAACATAGCCATATCATCAGCATTAGGATTAGAGCCTTCTGGATAATATGCTTCATGGTATAGCATAATGCCATAATCCCGCATTACCCTTTTATCACCAGCTTGCATAATATCAAATGCACAACTTGCAGCAACTCCGTCGTTTTGAGTTATCACATACATACCCAGAGACCTAGCCAAGAGTATTGATGAAAAAATACTATAAGCAGATCTTAACGAGCCACCAGGAGAATTTATAGAAACCAATACTTGTTTATACCCGTTGTATTGCAGCCAAAGTATTTCATTAGCAAACCCAACACCTGATAGCATTGGCAACCCGTCCATGTCATAACCTTCGCCAATCTCTCCATGCAAAAGCATTACAGGAGTGTTTGTATCTAAGTTTTTGACGTGTTTTAAATCCATAAAACAAAGATATTATCAATATTTTCTTATATTTGTGTTAAAGCAATACTTTAAGGTATGTCATGTAACATAGTGTAACACAAATTATTATATGTCAAAATACAAGTATGGAAACAGGATTACTTTTACTCCTACATCTCACCATGAAATGGAGTTAAAGAAGTTGCAAGAAATGAAGGGCTTTACTAGCCTAGGAGATACCGCTAAGTATGTGGTAGTACTAGCAATAAGGGGTGAATTAACAAAAAAAGATGGAACTAACTTATTTACCGAATAATGGCAGAATCTACTGGAAATAAAGTTGTATTTGATATTGAGATTAAAGATAGCGATGCCATAAAGCGCATTGCAGATATTGCAAAACAGCAACGGGCACTAAAAGAAGAAAATAAAGAACTCTCCAAAAGCTTCGATCAAAATTCTGAAGCGATTACAGCAAACAATATTAGGATTTCCCTTCTCGGCAAAGAATCTACCAACCTTAAAAAACAGGTAGTTGACGGAACAAAGGCAAACAAAGAAAATACGGGCTCATTGGTTGATATGCGTAACCAATTAAAACTACTTAATACTCAATATGATAATCTTTCTAAATCAGAAAGGGAAAACGCAAACATTGGAGGCAAATTACAAGAACAAATAAAAGGTTTAACAAAAGATATTACAGGATTAGAAGAAGGTACTGGAAGAGCGCAAAGGAATGTTGGTGGTTACAGGCAAGCTATTGAAGATAGTATAAAAAGCACTTCTGTTTTTGGTATTAGTGTAGGTCAAGTAAGTGATAAAATGGGTCAATTAGAGCAGACAGGCGGGCTTGCTGGCAAAGGTGTTGGAGCATTAAATGCTGCCTTTCGTTTTCTTTTAGCTAATCCAATTGTATTAATAATTGCTGGCATTGTGGCAATATTTGCAAAGCTTGCAAGTGCAACTGATTTTGTAAAAGATAAGATAGAACAATTCACCGCTGGCATAGGGGCAGGCTTTAATTATTTAGTTACCGCTGTCAATGGATTACTAACAAGCGCTAATGGCGTGAAGGGCTTTGGTGATATAGTTTCAGATGCTTTTACTATTATAATTGCCCCAATTAAGGCAATTATAACGGGGTTAATAGGATTTGGAAAGGCAATAGATGCACTTGTAAAAGGTGATTTTACACAAGTTAAAGCGATAGGGGTTGAAACATTTGATGCTTTAGGAAAACAGGTTAACGAAACAGGCAAATCAGTTGCAAGTCTGGTTGATGTAGGGAAAACATTAGTAGAAAACTTTGCAGGACTTGCTGCAGGTGCAAAAAACGCTGCATTAGCACAATTAGAATTAACAAAACAATTGCAGGATTTAGAGGATGCAGAAGACAGGAATAACCTTGCCCTTGCAAAAAGTGAAAAGGCTGTATCGAGTGCGCTTATTGCAGTTAAAAATAGAAGCCTTTCAGAAAGGGAAAAGATAAATATATTAAAAGAGGCTGGGGCTTTGGAGGTGGCTGGTTCAACTGAAACCTTAAGAATTGCAAAAGAAAGATTAGGTATATCAATTCAAGAGGTCCAGAATTCAAAGGCAGGTTTAAAATTAGATAATGATAGGATAGTTTCTTTGTCAGGAAATGCAAAAGCCCTCAATAGTTATCTTGATGGATTAGGATTGCAGGATGCTGAAATCAAAAAGATCATTGACAGTAATGTCAACTATATAAAATCTTTAGAATCTACAGAAAACGTACAAGACAGGGTAAAAAATAGGATTATTCAACAAGAAGAAGCTGAAAAAACAAGGTTAAGAAAAGAGGCAGAAGACAGGGCGGGGCTTAATAAATCTTTAGCAGAGGATAGGGTCAAACAGTTAGAGGATGAAGGAGAGAAGCAAATCGAACTCCTTAAAATTCAACAAAAAGAAGAATTAAGATTAAAAATTCAACACAATCAGGATTTAATTTCTGACAATGTTATAAACTCAAAAAAAGCAGGTGAATATGAACTTGAATTACGTAAAAGACAAGCTGATGAACTTGCAGACCTAGAAAGTAAAATCTCATTAGAGGCTTTCGCAAAAAGAAAAGCTGAATTTGATAAGAGCAGAAAGGAGGACGAAGACAGGCGAAAGGCTGAATATACTGAAGCAGAAAAGTTAAACGCTCAAATATTTGGTGAAAGTCAAAACGAATTAAAAAAACGATTACAAGAACGTTCTATTAGTACGTATGATTATGAAACAAGGCAGCTAGCTATTGAAGAGTTGCAACTAAGAACACAATTGGAGTTAAGAAAAAGTTATGGTGAGCAAACTTTAGAGGTAGAACAGAAATTAGTTGATAACAGATTAAAAATAGATAAATTAGAATTAGAGCAAAAGAAGAAGATAGAAAATGCAAAACTTTCAGTTGCTACCGATGTTGCAAAAAGTTTAACATCTCTTGGTAAGCTTCTAGGTAAAAACGCAGAAGAGCAGGCAGAATTTCAAAAAGCCGCTGCAATTATTCAATTAACAGTAGATACGGTTAAATCCATTTCGGCAACAATTGCTGGAGCTTCCGAAGCGGCTAGTGCAGGTGGCCCCGCTGCACCATTTCTTTTGGCTGCCTATATCGCATCTGGTATCGCTACGGTAATAGGTGCATTTGCTCAGGCAAAATCATTGTTAAACTTCGAATTAGGTGGAGATGTGAGTAAAGAATTAGAAGTAGGTGGAAAAAGGCACTCGGCAGGTGGAACGAAATACATGGGTCAGGATGGAAACGCCTTTGAAGTGGAAGAAGGCGAGAAGATATTTGTTTTAAAAAGGCACGATAGCGCACGTATAAATCAAATTAGTAAAATGAATGTTGCACGTGGTGGCGTTCCGTTTTATGAATTGGGAGGAGGTTATAGCAGCCAGGCACTTATTCAAAACCTTTCAGCTCCAACTAATAACAATTTGGCAATCATGGATATAATTAAAAATATGCCTATTCCAGAACTAAATATAACTAAGCTCCATACAGCCGAAAAGGAATACAATAATGTTAGGGTTAAATCTACTGTACGATGAAAATATATGAAATAATACAGGCTTGCAGGTTAGTCGCTACGGAAATAAACCCAGATGGTTCTTTTTTAAACACCCAAATAGTTAGGGAAAGCTTTGAAGGGATGGATAAAGTTTACCCTTGTATTGTACTTCTTCCAATTAATTTAAGAAACGACAGTATAAACCGTAAGGATAATTTTGATATGCAATTAAGATTTTTGGGTCTTAACCCGTTTGGGATTTCTGAATCCCCCGATGGCTTAGAATTACTTTTACAGGATATCGAAACACTTGCTCATTTATTTTTAATTCAACTAAAGAAAGAATTAGTATTTAAGGTCGACTACAGGCTAAGCCCATTTTATTTTGAAGACAGCGCAATTTGTTCAGGTTATCAACTTGCATTTACATTAATTAAAAATGAAGATTGTGGGCCATGGGGATATTTGGGTAATGCATTACAGGAAAACAACGGATCTTTCATATTATGATAACAATAGATTTAACTGATTCAGGAAACCGATTAAAGGATGGTTGTATTTCCGAATTGAAGAATAAAAGACTTACAAAGTTTGGGAGTGTAAATGCATCTGGAAAGCTTGCTGCATCATTTGAGGTAAAACACAACAAGAATGGTTATCAAATACTCGCAGCTGATTATGTTGAAGAAATAATTTATGGAAGACCTCCTAATAGTCAGCGTCCAATAAAATTTGAAGATATAGTTGCATGGTGTAAAATAAGGGGCATAAAAATAAGTCCTAAAACAATTATCAAAAGCCTAATTAAAAAGGGTAACACGATTTGGCAAACATATCACGGGGCGGAATCTGGAATATTTAACGATTCGATTGGTAACGAATTGCCAATATTAACAAAAGAGATTGAAAACTTTACCGAAGTTCAAATAACATCTGAAATATTTAAAAACTTTTACGACTAATGGGATTAGAAATATTAGAAAAGCCTAACAAATGGGTTGCATCTCACAGACCTATTATTTATAAATTTAAATATACTCCTGACTTACCGCCAGATATTGTCAATATTTCTGCAAAATATTACCCATCTTCAAACAAGGCAGGCATTCAGTTTGATTTTTATAATACAAATATAAAAGTTGGAGATCAGTTTTTTATCGGCAACAAAGGGGCGTTATTGTTTCAATCACCTGTTACCGTTTCTGTTATTAATATGACATTAGGGGTAACCAATGTTTTATTCAATTCACCACTTGTAGGCCTTGTTTCAGGAACTGATATAGTTGATTTGTACACCGTTGCTACGATCCAGGCAAGATCAGTAACCTTTAAATTATACGTAGACAATCAATATAAAGCAGATATTAGGTATATAACTAATTCTGATAATTCATATTATTTTAATTTACAGGAATATTTAAGCAGGGTTTTTAATAATCCTACTGGACCAGTTGCTGGTTTTAATAACGAAAATTTCAGGGTATTTAGGATTGATTATTTATTTGGTAGTGAAATACAATCGGGATTTGATAGGTATGTAGTTAGATCAAGAAAGGACGTGAATGTGCCAGCTTGTGCAAATACTGAAGCTAATTGGCAATTTGACATTACGACTATTCAATGCGAAACAGCACCACCTAAAAAAATATTAACTACTGATGTAGGCACGACATACATACTTACGCCTCTAAACTACTTTAAGCCTGCAGATATTGGTCAATATTTATATTTTGCGCAAGAGAATACTCCTTCTTTTTCAGGTCAACCAAAAATTAGAACTGGGGAGGGATACGTAGTACCAGTTAATGGAATTCCATTCTCGGCTGTTAAAATAACAAATTTAGATGGAACAAATATGAACGTAAGTCCTCAACAAACTTATGATGTTTATCTTACAGTTCCTTTTGTTTCGGTTGTAACTGGGAATAGGGTTGCAAAAAAGAAAGATGTAAATATTTTAAGTGCCACATTTGGTCAATATGCAGAAAGTGGAAAGTATTATTTTTATGATACAAACTCTACAGCTTGTGCTGTAACATTTTTAAGCGATGCGAGGTCTCAGCAATTTAAAAAGAATAATTGTAGTGGAAACCAAACGGGATCTTATGTTACTTATAAGGTTTTACAGGGAGCATATACAAGCTTAATAAGTAAGCAAGATGCAAATGGTAAGGCAGATGCTGATATTTTGGCAAATGGCCAGGCTTATGCAAATACAAACGGTTCTTGTAGCAATCCAATTGCTACTATTGATTATCGGAATACTTATAGCACTTATCCTGAATATGGAGGGAGTAATTATACAGAAACATACCAGGATATTTATATAAAAATAAGGGATACAGACAATGCGCCAAAATCAGTTACAAATCTTACTGTAAATTATCGTATCAGTAGTGTCTATGCAGATAGTACGCCAACATCAACCAGTGATCATAGTATTTTAATTTCATCAGGTAGTGAAATATTAATAGGAAACTTCCTAGTCTATGACCAATATAATGGGGTTAGTTATGAATATACAATATTATCAGGAACGGGTTACACAGTAGGTTAAACTAAATCTTAAAAATGATAACAAAAGAAGAATATGAAATGGCTTTGAGGATTGTTAAATTGTACGAAGAACAGGTGGAAATAGAACTAATTCCTCATAAGGTTATATCACTTGGACTGAGTAATAGGGCTTATAATGTACTTCGGTGTGTATACCAGGACATTACCGATACTATGTCAGGTTATTGTAACGTACAAATTACGGACGTTTCTAAGGCTGTTACACTAAGTTTAATTGAGAATTCTAGAAATTGCGGAAAAAAAACGCTTAATGAAATTAAAGAGGCTTTTTATAGTCGTGGAATTATTTTAAAATAACTTATATGCCTTGCAAAACATACCTTTCTGAATTTATTGCCCAGGGTAAAAAACCAATAAAATGGGGAGCATATCCCATGCTTATTGATACCATTGATTTTGAAACAAACACAATAAATAGGGAGGCTTATACACCTTACAGGCAATACGATCCCTGCTCAAACCCTATTTGTATTTCATTTTTAAATAAATATGGAGGTTATGACCAATGGGTTTTTGAAGGAAACCACGATTATGTAAAAGATATTCCACAATCAGTAAGCTATATCAATACAGAAAATGAAGAAATACCATTCTTTCGCGAAAATACCCGTAATGGATTTTTGATTAGAACTAATATTTTAAGCAAAGAAGATGGAGAAGTATTAAAAGAACTGCTTTCTTGTATAGATGTATTTTGGCATGTTGCAGGATTTGATGATACAAACCCACCAAACAGAGTTTTACTAAAACAGGGTTTAACTTTTCCGTATTGGAAAGATCAAAACCAGGTGCAAGACATAGAAATAACTTTATTTCATTCGAAATTTGATAACTTTTAAGAATGAAGAAAATACAAATACAGGTTTCATCAGGATGGGAAACATTAGATTTATACGACAATAAGCCAACAGTAGCTACCTATGCTGTAAATAGTATTGGTGAAGTTGCAAGCCGTGAAAGTAATTTTAGCGATACAATAAGCCTCCCACAAACAGATCATAATTGTAATTTGCTTGGCATCCCCACTTCAATAAATTCTTTGCAGGACATTGTTTACAGGGCCAGCCCTTGCAGGATATTAGAAAATGATATACAAACAATCTTTGGATTTATGTATGTTGGAGAAATTGAAAAGGATATTAAAGTAGATATTATTGGCGGAAACATTGATTTCTTTAATAAAATTGAAGGTAAAAGCCTCAAAGATATTCCTTTAACAGGATTTGACCATACTTATTCATTAGCAGATATACTAGCCTCACAAGATAATACTTGGAATGATGGATATGTATATCCTCTACTAAACTTTGGTAAGGTTTACAGTTACGATTTAGTTCAAAAACCTCATCGAGATATAGGTGCAGGAATGTTTGTTGATGAAATGCAGGCCTGCTTTTTCGTAAAAAAACTTGTTGATGGTATTGTAAAGCTAAACGGATTTACAATGGCGGGTAGCTTTATCAATGATGATGCTTTTAACCGCTTAATTATCACTAATAATGAAGTATTTGAGTTTCCTGATGAATACACCAAAGAGAGAAGTTGTAAGGTAAGCAGGCAAAGAGAGACTGCTTATGAAGCTTTTGCAGCTGAAAGTAATTTAGGTGGTCATAATTATAGAGAATATGTTTCACTTGACAATGACTTTAAGAATGACTATTATGACGGGAAGCAAAATAACTATAATCCTGTAACAAGTAAATATACAGCTGATGTTCCTATGCTGGTCAAATGTTCTTTTGAAATTCCAATTGACAAAAGTAACTTTCATGGCAAGTGTAAAGCCGAGTGCATCATGTTAAAAAACGACACGGTTAATGTTGGTGTTGTAGGTAAGGAATGGGGCTCTGGAATATTAAGTAATGCAAAGGGCGTAAAATTAGCAGGTGATTTTCCTGTAGTACAATTAAATGCAGGTGATACGTTAAAGTTACAACTTTACTTTGGGGCAACATCCGATCTTTATAATTATATAATGAGGGGGTACATAGATGAGCGTTGTTTTTGGACAATCGAAATGTTACCTATTGTTTTGCCTGGTAGTAAGGTGCTAGCACAATCATTCATCCCAAAAATAAACCAGACAGATTTACTTTTATCCATAGCATGTCAATACTTTTTGCTTTTCAAAACCGATATTGAAAATAAAATATTATACATCGATAAGTTTGAGGAAGTAATTAAGAAAATACCAGAGGCAATTGATTGGAGTGACCGCTTGGACTTTTCAGCACCACCTGTATTAAGCTTTAAAAGCGACCTTTACGGTCAAAAATCATTCATGAATTATGGTAGTGATGACGTAGATGAGTTATTAAAAAAGAATACAGGTTATGGAAATGGAACTATACCAGTATATAATCAAGGATTAGACCCTGAAAAAGTTGTATTTGAATCTGTGTTTTCTGCAACGGTTGACTGGCCAGCATTCTCAAATAATTATAAGCTACCATATATTCCTACTTATGTTATAAAAGAAAAGAAACGGTACGCCATTTGGAGCGAAAACGATAAATATACAAGCCAAGATATTCAGGATTATGTTTATCACAATACTAAGTTCTATAAGGCTAATGGGGTGGTGATGGATTACCAACAAGTGCCTGGTGTGGCTACTGATAATTGGTTTGAAGTTTCTTATGGTGAGGTACTGGACTTATTTACAAAGCAGTCAATTAAGCCTAGGATATTACTCTTAGATGACAATACAAATTACCCAGTTGACATTTACGATGTTAATAATACCAAGATAACAATAAACAGGCATGCAAGTTTTGTAGATTTGAAGTTTGATACTAAATTATTAATTGATAATTACCAACCCCTTATTAACGTTTTAAAAGGTGCTAAGTATTTAAAGGCTTTAATGAGGCTAAACTCTTTGGATATCGAAAGGTATACACACAGACCAGACGGTCATTTATTTCCTATCCAATTATTTAGCAATAATAGCAGGTATGGCGAACGGATAAGCGGGGTGTTTTATATTTCCCAAATCATTCAATACCCACACGATGGAAATAAAAGCTGCTATGTTGAGTTCATGAAAATTGATGACCCTAAGTTAAAACAAGGTGTAATTGTTACAGAGGGGAATTATATTTTATTGGAAGATGGTAATTTCTTGCTGACCGAAGATGGTGTAAGGCTTGAATTGTAAGAAAAAAGCTGGTTTGCAAGCCCAGCTTTTTCAAATCTCTTTTGTTGGCAGTTTATCACCAACTATTAATCCTCTAAATTAAGTACGTAATATGTTGTAAGAAAGTTCGTTACTTCTTTTCTTCAATAGCGTGTAACCTTTCTTCTTTTGAGTATAAGTAATCAATATCTTTTTCAAAGTGTAGGTGCTCTTGATATTTTATGTCAATGGAAATAGATGCTAAAAGCTTTCCAGCTACATTGGTTATTTCCTTTCCAATTTTTTGTGTATAGTTTTTGTCTAGCCTTCTTTTCCCTTTCTTTTCTCTTTTCAATATTTTTTAAGCTTGATAACCTATCTTGTTCCTTCTTACAAACTTTGCAATACGAGCCTAATCCAGATTTTGTATAATTATCAATATAAAAGTCGGACAACCATTTAACTTCCTTACATCTACCACATTTTTTTGTTTCCATAATTTAATTGATTTTGAAACCGCAGAGAGATTCGAACCCTCATTGCCCCATGATAGGGAGTGCTTACCATTTATACTATACGGTTTGTTTTACAAAGCTATCTTTTTTGACAAAAACCCCAACCCTTTTGAGGTAGTAAACACCTGTGAGTACATTCTTTTATTTGGAAGTAAAACCTGCTTAACCCTGAAGTAACCTTCATTTAAAAAGTTTTGAGATGGCAGTCCTGAAGTGGTAAGTATTTTTAAAGCCTTTAATTTCTTTATAAAAGTAGTTCTACCTATTCCAAATGTTTTTGCTGTTGCTTCCATGTCAATAGCATTACCAGACTCCATTAGCAGATCATGGGCTTGCACTTTTGGGGCATGGTATTCTATAACCAATTTTAATTTTTCGTTTTCTTCTTCAGTTTGTAAGGCAAGTTCTAGTATTTCTTTTCTTGATAACTCCTTAGGTTTAATTATTTCTACTTTCCCAGTTCTTAATAATTCAGAAACCCAAACATGGCATTGGATTTCGAAAGCTGTATTTAAAAAAGAAGCAAGCTTCAATATCAAGGTTTCGTGAATCCAAGTACCGCCCAAATCACCGTATTTGACCGAGATAAAATTTTTTATCTCGCTATTTTGAGAAGATAAGCCAGCAATATACTCTTTAGTGTTCTTGGAATTTACCCATGTTGATAAATTCTTTTTTTGCAGCCCCCAGTACCACTGTTTCTATTGCTTCATTTGCCCAATATTGAGAGTTAGGACAATAAGGGTCACGTTTTTGTATTTCAGTTTGTATGACACTAAGAAGGTTATCAATAACGTTTGTATTTTCTGCTATATCGTTCTTAGTGAAGAATTTGGAATTTTGATTTTTATCCCTTCTATTAAGGGCATTTGTAATTAAATCTTTTAGGTCTTTCATAGAATTTCCTTTTTAAGCTTTGGTAGGCTTTAGGAAAATCTGTATATTTCGGTGCGCTTTACCGAATTACAAATTTATCCAATTAGCCCTGCAAAAGCGGGGTTTTTTGGTTTATAAGGTGTTGATTTTCTTACTATTAAGGTATTGATCGGCTTCGGAAGCTGTTTGGGCAATTGTTTTTTTCCGCCCTTGCCTTAGCCAAGCATCAATTTCAGATTTGAGAAATCTTAATTTTTTTCCGCCTTTGTGAACAGGAATACTACCAGCATTTACCCATCCGTAAACGGTTGGCTTGGTAGGGTGGTCTGGGTGATAATTGCAGAGTTCCGAAAGGTCAAACCAGCTGTCAACCTCTTTTGGTTCGGAAGCTTCTAATAAAAGCCTTTTTATTTCGCTTACTTCGTAGGTAAGGCTTAAAAAAGCTTTAGGGAGTGTTTCAAGTGTTAAATTTTCCATTTGCATCATCTTTGTTT